GTACTAGCTCAGGAAAACCTAGTATCCGGCTTATCCGTAGGGGTCGATGTAACGGCCTCTAAGCCAATGGGGGATTACCTGTTAGTGACGGCGGCGGTCCTCAAAGAGGTTAGCCTCGTCGAGAGTGCGGCCTTTTCTAGCGCCTCCGTAACTGATATTGCAGCCGCTCGAGCAGCGCTTGAGGCAGCTACAAGTACAAAAGAAAAAACTACAACTATCTCTACGACGATCGTAGAGGTCGAAACCGAAACAGAAACAGAAAGCGAGGAGGCCGTGACTACTGCCCCTGAAAATACACCGGAGGAAACTCAGGTAGATGCACCGGTCGAGGCTGAAAAGGTCGAGGCCGCTCGTAAGATCATCCGACCATCCGTACTAGACTCTCAGCGAGTACGTACACCTATTACATCGATGGGCGCTTATACAGAGCACAAGATTAAGGCAGCTCTAGGTAATGACGACTCAAAGCTATACGTAACCGCAGCCGATGATAGCTTTGCTACAAACCCTGCATTTTCACCTACTCAGTACTTAGCAGAATTTCCTACTAACACTCGTTTTGGTACACCTGCTATCGATGCTTGCTCACGTGGAGTTTTGCCTACTAACGGTATGACGATCAACGTGCCCTCTCTTGTCACGTCCGCAGGCGGCGGTACAGGCGTAGCACCTGTCGTAACGGTAGAGGCCGAAGCCGGAGCGGTACAAAATACCGGGATGGAGACGGCTTACCTAACCGGTACCGTATCTAAGTACGCTGGCATGAATACGATCAGCGTAGAATTGTTAGAGCGCTCAGATCCTAATTTCTATGCAGAGCTAACAAATCAGCTACAAAACGCGTATCTAAAGACTCTCGATACAACAGTACTAAACGCACTAATCGCGGCAGGTCAATATAGCTCCGGATGCGATGCAGACTCAGCCGGTATTATTGAGTTTGCCTCAGACTCAGCTCGTAAGGTTTACGAAGCTACCGGCTATTTTGCTAATAACTACATCGCCAACGGATCACAATGGCAACTACTTATGGGCGCTACAGATACTACCGGGCGACCAATCTACTCAGCATCTCAGCCAATGAACGCAGGCGGCTTAGTGCAACCGGGATCAATTCGAGGCAACGTACTCGGGCTAGATCTTTATGTAGATAAAAACTTTACCGCTACTACTACTATCGATGACTCTGCGGTTATTTTGGCACCGGAAGCATTTACGGTTTACCAATCACCTACGGCGTATATGTCAGTAAACGTAGTATCAAACCTACAGGTACAGGTAGCCATTTACGGTTACATGGCCACTATTGCGAAAATGCCTAAGGGTATCGTTAAGTTTAATCTTAACTAAGCAAAAAAACTAATAGTCGGTAGGGCTCTTAGCCCTTTGAGCCCTACCGGCCCTTTTTAAGTGAGGAGTATAAAATGCCTGCAACGTATGTAACCGAGGCGGAGTTACGCGCTAATCTCGGTATCGAAAATTTATACTCATCTAATACCGTTGAGGAGGTTTGCCAAACCGCGCAGGATCTCATCAATCAATTTTTATGGTTTGACTCAGCTCCCGTCGTCGGTACGGCACTACAAGACAATGTAGCTACCGTAATGATCGCTAACCCGGGAATATTTACTACGGGCGACTCCGTAACCTTGAGTGGCTGCGGCTCAACCTTTAACGGTACTTACACGATTACCGGCACTATTCCGTGGACCGCCGGTACGACTACTCAATTACCATCGATAGCATTTAATAATTATGCGTTTAATTGGCCTAATGGATATAGCTTTATACAGTTTGCTAAAACGGCAGCTAACGCTAATTTTACTCGCGTACTCCCTTATGGCCAAGCAATAGGGGCAGATACAAAGACAAATAGCTACGCGACTACTCCGGCCGTAAGAGAAGCCTCCATGATTTTGGCCGTCGATATCTGGCAAGCCCGACAGGTTAGCCAAACCGGCGGCGTATCGATCGATGGTTTTAGCCCTAGCCCTTACCGTATGGGTAACTCAATGATCGGTAAGATCCGCGGCCTTATCGCCGGATATATGAGCCCTAATGCGATGGTCGGATAATGCCGGCACCTATCACTACTTTAAGAGCCTCACTAGCTGCTGCCCTTGCTAACGCTAACGTATGGAATACCTACGCGTATCCACCTGCAACTATTACCGCTAATAGTGTGATCGTGAGCCCGGCAGATCCTTACATAACACCGACTAATAACGATTACGCAAACATCTCACCGATGGCCTCTTTTCGGATCATATGCAACGTGCCTATGTACGATAACCAAGGCAATTTACAAGGTATAGAGTCGATGGTTTGCGCCGTATTCCAAAAGTTAGCAGCATCGTCGATCGTTATGAATATTGGCGCGGTAAGTGCGCCTAGTGTTTTAACGGTACAAAGCGGCGATTTACTAACGACCGACATTACTATCTCAATACTAACCGAGTGGAGTTAAGCATGAGCCTAACCGATGAAGATATCGCCTTTCTTATTAAGATAGGGCAGATTACCGAAGCGCCAAAAAAAGAAACAAAAACACACACACCTACTACAGAGAAAAGCGAGGAATAGGCGATGGCCGTATTTCTATCAAATGGAGTAGTCGTAACCCTTAACTCGGTTGCACTCTCTGATCACGTTACAAGCGCGACAATTAACCGCGTATTCGAGGAGCTTGAGGTTACGGCCATGGGCGACTCATCCCGTAAGTACACAAAGGGATTAGAGACAAGCACTATTGCGCTTGATTTCTTGTCAGATACCGCAGCGGCAAACGTAAACGCTACGCTACAAAGTGCGTGGGGTACGACCGTACCAATCACGCTAAAGCAAACTAGCGCGGTTACTTCAGCTACTAACCCTCTTTACTCAACTACAATCCTAGTTAATAACACTACAGATATTAACGGAGCCGTAGGAGATATCGGGACTCAGAGCATTACATTTACTTGTAACTCACCAATCGTAATTACTACTAGCTGATAACAAAGAAAAGGGGCTAAACAAATGGCACGACTCAAAATAACAAGGGCTACCGGCGAGGTAACAGAGCATCAAATTACGCCGCGAATTGAGTACGCCTTTGAGATTTACGCTAAGCAAGGCTTTCATAAGGCCTTTAGAAACGAGGAACGTCAGACAGATGTCTACTGGCTAGCTTGGGAGTGTTTACGCACTAGCGGCGAAACAGTACCGATGTTTGGAGCCGAATTTCTTGATACCTTAAAAAAGGTCGAGGTACTAGACGACGAGCCTTTAAGCTAGGGCGCGGCACTCTAACCTACTTGGTAGCGCAACTATCAATACGGTTAGGGGTCGCGCCTCAAGCGATACTCGATCTCGAGCCCGAGATGTTTAAGATGTTAGTCAAAGTATTAAACGAGCAAGCGGAGGAGTCTAAAAATGTCGGTAAAGTTAGACGGCGTTAAAGAGACTCTGCGCGCTATCCGTAAAATAGATCCCGAGCTACTTAAAGAGATGAATAAAGAGCTTAAAGGCATCATGATCCCGATACGCGATAAAGCTCGTAGCTACGCGCCTACCGCTGCGCCGGGTGGGCTTTATAACTGGAACGAGGGCACCGTAGGTAAAAAGATTACGGCTCGTAATTCTGCCTTTCGTACTTTTAATAGCGAGGGCACTCTACGACGTTTTCCCTTTTATGATGCCGAGGCAGCTCGTAAAGGTATTTACTATTCTCAAGCTCCGAGCAAGCGTAATAAAAACGGTTTTCAGGCTTTGTATTTCATCGCTAATAAATCGGCCTCGGGTGCGATCTATGAAACCGCAGGCAGAGCTAACCCGGGCGGATCTCCTAAGAGTAAATCGAATAACCCTAACGCCGGTGCTAATTTTGTTAGCCGTATGGGTCCTCTTTATGGAGATAGTCGCGAGCGCCGCGGTCGTATGATTTTTAGAGCGTGGGCCGAGGATCAGGGCAAGGCTCAAGCTGCGGTAATACAAGCGATCATAAATACAGTAAACGGCTTTAATCAAGGCCGTTACGATAAGGCGGCATAATGCAAAATATCCCTAGCCTTGTCGTAAGTGCCGTATCTACGTGGGACGGTAAAGCTCTTGCCAAGGGTCAGAAACAGATCGGCGGCTTTGAGAAAGGCGTAAAGACTTTAGCTAAAACTCTAGGCGCTACTTTTGGCGCAGCGGCTATGTTGTCTTACGGTAAAAATGCCGTAAAGGCTTTTGCAGAAAATGAAAAGTCTGCCAAGCGCCTAGAGATGGTATTAAAAAATATTGGTTTGGGCTTTGATACCGATGCTATTGAGAAAAACCTCGGCGATATATCCGCCAAGTTTGGCTATGAGGGCGAGATTTTACGCGAGTCTTTCCAAAAACTAATAACCGTTACAGGCGATACCGCTAAGGCTCAAGATCTATTAAACCTATCGCTAGATGTCGCGGCCGGATCGGGCCAAGATTTACTGACCGTTAATCAAGATTTAGCAGGGGCCGTAGTAGGTAACACTAAAGGCCTAAGAAAATATAATTTAGGGCTCACTCAGACCGAGTTAAAGACTTTAGATTTTAATGATGCCGTTGAGTTACTGACTAAGACTTTTGCCGGAGCAGGTGCGGCAGAGCTTGAGACATACTCCGGAAAGATGCGCGTACTCAAAGAGGCGGCAGGTAACGCTCAAGAGATTATAGGTAAAGGTCTAGTAGATGCTTTGTCTAAATTAGGCGATGATAAATCCGTAGCTAGTTTAGCTAAAAACATGGAGGACGTGGCAGATTATACCGCCGATGTTATTCGCGGTATTGGCGTGCTCATAGAAAAGATTAAGAGCATACCGGGCGTTGAATTTTTAGATCCTCAAATGATCCCTCTTATACCAACTTGGATAGAGTTTTTTAATTCGCTAGGTAAAGTAGGACCTCAACCATTTACTACGCCTATGACGATATCGGGCTCTACCGATGCTCAAGTAAAGGCAGACAAAGCTAGAGCCGCCGCAGCCGCAGCCGCAGCTAAGCGCGAAAAAGAAAGATTAGCTTTATTAAAAAAGCAAGAATTAGCAGAGAAAAATAAACTTTCGTTATCAAAGGCTGCGGCCGTATTCGATACTAACCGCATATCTATCGCCGCGGCTCTACGTGCTACATACGATAAGGACACGATCCTACGCCTCGAGGCTTTACAGGCTATCGAGGAGGACAACGGCGAGCTCGCCCTTAAGAAAATTACAGAGCTTGGCTTATTACAAAAGGCTACCGATGCTGAGAAGTTAGCGGGCATTACAAAGATTAGCGGTGCAACTTTAGAAGCTCTTAACACGCAATTACTCAAAGAGCTCAAGGTCATCAATGATAGCAAGATGGCAGAAAGCGAAAAAGAGGCCGCTCGACAAATTGCTTTCGGTAAATACAATGCAGCTATAACCGCTGCCGGTGATCTAGCCGCTAAAGAAAGTTATAACGAGCGCGTACAAATACAATTAACAGAGATCGCTAAGCTCGCCTCTTTGAGTAATACGACAAACGCGGCTTTAACTCTTAGCAAGTTAGTCGAGTCTGCCGAGCTATCAATGATCGACCGCGTAGCCAAGGCACAA